GAAGGATCACCTTTGGCTTTATTTAATTTAGTAGCATAACCACCAAAATTAGGTTCACGGCGAAATACTTCGTCTTGTGGCCCTTGAACTTTCAGTTTATTTGCCGCCTCAAAAGCTGCTTGATTAACTGATTTAGATGGTTTCTTTTTGGGGGCCATTTACTTACCGCCTTTCTTTTTCTTCATAATGGAAGCCGCAAGCTTTTGGTTATAAGCAAGCGTTCCAGGATTCAGTTTGCCACCCTGAAGCGCAGCAGCACCAATGGCAGCACGAGTACCGACAGTCTTCAGTACACTTTTGCCAACAGCTTTGACCGCACCTTTAGCAACCGCAGGGGCAGCCTTTGCGGCTTGAGCAGACAAGCGGTTGATGGCGTTATAGTTACTGCCACCACCTGTTGCCCGAATGGTGTTGGTTGTTCCGCGAACGGGGTTCTTCGGAAGATTGGGAAGACGAGGCGAATTCTGACGGTTACTGGATGTACGCGTCCCTGCTGAAAGGGGCCCCTGTTGTTTTATGGTTGAAACAGAGGTAGGCCGGGGCCTCGGCTGAGATCCCCCCGCATTGCCAGTGACCCGTGCTTGACGGGTAGCAGAACTTGTCTTGCGATTATCTTGACGCATGTTAGGCATTACTTTTCACCGCGCATCTTGGTGTTGTACTTCTTGCCTTCCCAGACAAAGGTCTTCATGCCGGAGTTACGAGCAGAAGCAAAGGCATTGTCAAAGCTCTTGGCCTTAGACATCTTTGGGGCAGCCTTCGGTTTAGCGCCAGCCTTAGGCTTTTGATACTGCCCCGAAAAGGAGTCAGCAGATTTTGCTTTGGCCTTGTTTTTAGCTGCCATGGTTGCCTTGGCAGCAGCCATTCCCTCCTTAAGATTTGCTCGCGTAGAAGTGGGACGAGGGGCAACAGACTCATAGATTGCTTGCCGTGCTTTAGCAGCAGGTCCAGTAAGAATGGAAGCAGCTCTTCCAACTTGACCACGAAGATCTTGTTGAACCTTTGCAAGATTAGCGCGTCGTTGTTGGGCATTACGAACGGCTTCTTGACCCATTGCCCGTGCTTGTTGACGAGGGGCAGCGGCAGCCGCAGCTCCAGGCTTTACATTGCCGATGGAGGCGCGGGTAGGACCAGTACGGCTGAACGGAGCACGGCTAGTACTGAAGGCAGGTTTAGGTGCGCTAGGACCGCCTTGTTTGATAGCGGTATTTTTGTCACCAGCCCCCCCAAAGAGGTTCTTACCACCCCCACCAGTCTGGGACTTGGTAGTAGAGCCGCCACTGGAGGGGTTTTCAAACCTTGTGCGAGTCCCAGGTTGGAAGGGACGTTGCATTGTTGTAGTGGGGCGCTTTTGAGGCGTACTAGCAGGGGCCTTGCCACGATTCTTGATGCGCTCTTGACGAGTGCGTGAGCTAGTAACAGGAGCTTTCTTAGGAGCCATGATGATCAACCCATCCCAATGGTTGCCACGGGCAGGGCAAACAGAGTGCCAGCACCGATCAATTCACAGGACAAGACATCACCAGCGGTGTACCATTGACCACCACGCACCAAGCTGGAAGCCGTAACGGCACCACCAGAAACGGTAAGGGTAGCAGTAGCGCCATAGCCAGTACCACCAGACAAGGCCACCCCAGTATAGGTGCCGTTGGTGTAGCCAGAACCGTTGACGCGGGTACCGAAGGAAGCAACAGCGCCAGTTTCCTTACGGGTAGCAGTTCCCGTTACCTTTGCGGTAGGAAGAGTAGAAGGGTTGGTGCGAGCACGGCGCACAGTACGGATGGCAGTTTCAGCAGCATCAACAGTTGCGTTAAGGGCAACCGTAGTGGCAGCAGCACCGTAAGAAGCGGCAACAGTTGTCGTGGTAGTAGTACCACCCGACACGTTAGCGGTGGTGTGAACCTTGTTAGTTTGTTGGTTCTCAGTACGCTTACCAGGGGCGTTGGAGATGGAACCGTAAGTAGTCGAGTCGGCAGTAGTAGTCATTGTTTTTAAAAAAGATAAGTGAACTAGCTAGTTGTCCAGGAAAGGACTTTAGAGAAATTAGACTGGTCAAAAGATTCTTGAGCAGTCCACCAAGATAACCAATGGTTCGAACCTTTTGATTGGTTACACTTGATACAGGCGGGCACTACGTTAGACGTGGTATCGTGCCCACCACGGGCTTTTGGAATGACATGATCCAAAGTTAGATTATGATCTGATCCACAATAAACACACTGGTTATTCCAATGTTCTTTAATTGCTGATCGCCAAAGTCTCTTAGCTTCTGAGGATGTCATGGCCTTTAAGTTAAAGAGGTAGTCGGAAGGGGCTTCCAGAATCATTGGGCTAATGAATCCGAGTGGTTTACTTCTTCTTTTTAGGGAATCCAGCTTTCATGTTAGCGTAAGCCTTTGGCGTAACCGTAGACTTACTCTTGGGCCGACTCTTACCCGCTGCCTTGCGAGCATTCATGTTGGCGTAAAGACCAGGAGGCTTAGCGTTTCCTTTGTTCATTTTTTTGTGGATTTACCGTTGGAACCATTACGGGCTCGATTCTTTGATGGCGATTCTTTAACTAGTCGGCCACTCTTGGTGTGGGAAAGATCAGGCCCACCCTTACCCATCACACCACGTTTCCGTCGTGCGTCGGCAAGGTCAGCCCGATATTTCTTATCCGTTGGAGATTTGTTCTCCTTTGTATCGTAGGCAAGTTTCTTGGCGTATGCTTCGGGGTTAGTCCGATAATACGCAGCACTACGCCTAGGGGTTGGTGTTTTCTTTGGCGCCATTGTTTTGTTCCTTAAAGAATACTTCGTTTTCCAGGCGCTCAATCCTCGTATTGCTAGTACTGACTCTTTCGATCAATACTTCAACAGAAGAAGCAATATTGTGAAGAGTATAAAGATGCCAGCTAAACAAACCAAGAAACGCCATTACAACGGCATTCTTGACAATGTTACCCATGTCATCTGATGGCTCGTTCGACATCCTCCATCTCCAATTCTAGACTGTCAAATAGGTTGGCAAGTGGAGAACCGAGGACAGGAACGCCCGTGATATTATTTTTAGCAAGCCAATCAGCGGCGGCTTTGATGTCTTGCGTTGTAGCGGTGCCGGACTTAATGCGACCAATCAATTCGTTGGTAACAAGTCCGTGAAGTTCATTGAACTGTTCCTCGTTAGCACGTGCCATTATTGAAGAAGTTCACTAATATAAAGGTTACCCGCAGCCGAACCTTGAATAGCAGCAATATTAGCGCCAAAAGGAACAGCAATAGTAATCCTTTGATTAACAAGAAGGATATGTGAAGAAGTTGTAGCAGTCTGTGCGCCAACCCCTACCGAAATATGAACATGAGTACCTGCCGTTGTCACAAGTGACACAAACCGACAAGTAGAAGTTAGAGCAACGTTTGCAGTTGCTGCTCCAACAGCAAGAATACGTGAAACCCCAAGTTCAAGGTTTACACTTGTCTCACTAGAAGTAAATGTTCCGACAGCGGTACTGCCGCCAGTTGTAATGGATGCCATTGTTATTAGGGGTAAAGTGTTTATTTAAGGGGCAGTTTACGAAATGTCATGTACCAACCAGACCCATTTCCATCAACCATCCACCGTTTGGACCAGTTTTTCCAGGTATAAGAGACATTTTTACCGCCCCAGCCGGGTTTTGGGTAGCCTCCGTTGGCATTATCCATCTCTCCATAGGGGTCATGACACACTACATGGGTATCAGTAAGTCCCACCACGAGCATCCAATGCCCACCACCCCTTGGAGCATGAGCAGGACCATGGTGAAGGATGCCACAAGCCACAGGATAGCCAGCATCTAACTCCTTTTCAAGAGTGGTACGGGTTCCATTTTGATAAAACGTAGCCTTGACTCCGTAATTGGCGCAGGTTCGGATGTGTGCGGTTGCTTCGGTTGTGTCTCCATACCGGAGAACCCCTTTAAGGTAGTCATCATCGGCATTAGCGCCAGAAAGGGCCTCTGGATTCAGGTATTTAACCGCCATAGCAGCCGTACTTGAGAAGCACATGCGACTGCCATGACGGGTTGTTGAATCAAG